GTTCCGCTTGTGGGTGTCCCAAGAATTGGAGTAACAAGTGTAGGCGAAGTCGCAAAAACTAATGCACCTGTACCAGTTTCACCTGTTACGGCAGAGGCTAGATTAGTTGAACTAGGCGTTGCAAGGAATGTTGCTACACCTGTGCCAAGACCACTGACACCAGTGCTGATAGGTAGTCCTGTCGTATTTGTCAAAACACCACTTGCAGGAGTACCCAATGCAGGGGTAGTCAGCGTTGGTGAAGTCAACGTCTTGTTCGTAAGTGTTTGAGTTCCAGCCTCCGTAACAGGGGCATTGGCGACCTCAACAACGTCAGTGCTATTTGCATAGACAATAGCTTTTTTGCCCGCTGCAATCGTAACGCCAGTCCCTGCCGTTGTTTTCACAAGCACTGAAATAGAAGTATTATTAAACAAAATATAAGGTTTATCAACAGTGGGCACGATAACCGTGTGCGTAACTGTTGGTGTCCCTGTGAATTCGATAACGTAATTACGACCTACTGAACTGCTGCCGTCAGGAATCGTAAGGGTAGTAGTAGCACTAGCCCCTGTTAATGCCTGTGTAGAATAACCAGCAATGGCCTGTTCTAACAGAGTGCCCAAATTCGTATTGGTTGTATCACCCCATGTACCAGAAGCATCGCCTGTTCCTAAAAGGGTAAGTTTAAGGTCTGTTGAATACGTACTTGTCATGTGTGCCCCTTAAGCGGCTATCTGTGTCCAGTTAGGTGATTGTGCTGGAGTAACGGCACTATACCCTGCAATTTGACTTGGCGCAATATCTGTCCACGTAGGAGACTGCGCCGGAGTAATTAAAGAATACGCGGGAGTTTGCGTAGGAGTAATCTGTGCGTAGTTAGGGTCTTGGTCAGGAACTATCTGCCCCCAAACAAAAGCCTGTCCCACACCACCCGTTGCAAATACACCTTCAACAAAGGCGTTTGGCGAAAGCACTACGGTTACATCGCCCGTGCTTGTATCAGCCTGTACCCCCGTTACATCAACAAGGTTGATTGTTATAATTTCTACTGTGCCAGCGGCACCTGTAGCTTCAACCCCCGTAAGGACTACATTTGCCTCACCTGTTATAGAAACAGAACCAACCGAACCAGTTGATGCAATGCCCGTAAGGGTTACATCTGCTGTGCCAGTAACAGAAACATCACCAACAGAACTAGTTGCAGAAACGCCTGTGACATCAACATTTGCTGCACCCGTAACTGTAGCAGTACCAACTGAAGCTGTAGCACTGACCCCTGTGACTTCAAAAATAAAATCGTATTCTAAAGTTACAGTACCAACTGCCCCAGTAGCACTGACCCCCGTAAGGGTTACATTAGCTGCACCTGTAACACTTACACCGCCGACAGATGTTGTTGCGCTTACGCCAGTGACCGTGAAAATAAAATCATAAGCAACAGTTACGTTGCCAACTGAACCCGTTGCGCTTACGCCAGTAACACTTACAGGAGTGTCTATAAGTAAAGTTACAGTACCAACTGAGCCAGTTGCGCTTACACCAGTTACGCTTACGTCAGCATTAGCGGCAACAGTTACCGTGCCAACACTGCCTGTAGCGACACCGATATCAATTGCGCCTGTGCCAAACGGTCCTAGACCCCAACCTTGGGATCTAGACCATCCTTCAAAGGCTACAACTGCATCTACCATTGCTCATTACGCTATGCGTATGATCGCGCTAGAAGCATCATTTGTTGGGAAAATGATAGTGAATGTCCCTGCCGAAGCAGTTTTATCCGCACCAAAATCCAGAACAACAACCGATTTATCGGCCTGTGTTGAATTGTAAATCAACGCACCGCGAGCAGTAAATGATGCCGTTGTCCAAGATGAATCAGCAAAATCGGCAAAAGCTGTCGTTCCAGAAGACGACGTTGTGCCTGAAGTAAGCGTGTTGCCCCCTGCTACGTAGGCTGTGCCCGCAGTATTCGTCGTTTCATTAGTTGACGAGTACACTGTTGTGGAAGCATCAAGCGTTGCTGACGACGTGTACAAAGCAATCTTAAACGTGTCCGCTGCTCGCACAGGAGACGAAGCAGAAGCAGAAATTGCGTGTACGCCGCTCATAAGTTGCAGCTTGAACGATGTACACATGAAGTTACCAGTAAATGCCATCACGGCCTCCTTATGATTTCAGCAAGTTGTGGTTGACCAGCCTCTGTTACCATATAGCTGACCGTAGATCTATCACAATCAATAGCACATTTCATGTAATACAGCACTACCTGTTCTACGTGATTTTGGAAAGCAATAGCTTGGCTTTTGATAACATCGGGGGCGGTGTCTGCTACCGATATAATTTTTTTCGCAGCTTGCTCTGCCCAAAACTCAGGAGGATGCCCCCCGTTATTTGAAGTCGCTACATCAACTTGAAAAGCACCTGTTTGCATTGCCTGTGTAAACATTAGTTAGCCTTCACCCTTATGAGACCATCACGATAAGCATCAACATTTTCACGGCCTTCACCGTAGTTCTTAAGTCTGGTTAAAGCCTCAATAAAACGTTGGTTATATAGGTTTAGTAGATCAGCCTCACCTTTCATAAAGGTATAGGCTTCTACCAAACTACCATAAAGGAGCGCATCTTCTGCATAATCGCCCAACCAAGTGGTTGTGCCCGTTGTAATGCTTACAGGGCGGTAAAAGTAGTGGAGTTCAACAGCATACGAACTAGCCGGAACAGGGGCAATCAAGAAGTTATCTTGATCATACAAAGCGTAATACTTAGGAACACCCGTAGCCTCGGATGGATTATATTCCTGCAAGTACTCTACATCTTTGTTCAAAAGGAACGATTTAGATCCATTTACAGTAATACTAAGCGCAAAAGGAGCAAGATAATCACTAGGCACAGCGAGGTATTTGTTTGAGGCCGTCATAGTACCCGATTGATTTTTCCTAAACGTTTCCAAATCTACGGAGTAGAAAATTCGTTCTTCTGCATTTTGCACAAAGTAAGTGATATTATCGTTGAACGTTGTTTCGTCGTTCTCCGTCCAATCCTTAATGGCCTGTGTTAAAGTAGTATACGTCCAACCCATCAGGTTATCTCCACCGTAGGAACACCAACTTGTGTTATAGCCTGTAATAAATCATTTTGTATGAATGGGAAAATAAACGGACCAACAGGTACATCCATAACTTCTTTTACGTCAGGACGCGGTTCAAAAAGTGCTTGTGGCTCAGTTGGTGGATAAATAGGATCCAACTGCGGGTGCTTTTCTTCCCAACACTCAATACAGGTTTTGAACCCTGTCCATTCCTTTTTCAACTGTAGGTAATCATATTGAAAACCACAGCGGTCACAAATTGCCTGTGATTGTTTTCCTACGGCGAATCTTGCCATTGGTTACACCACGTTGTAATAGTTACGACTTGAAACAAGCTGTAACGAAGCCCTATCGCGATCTTCGGATGCAGCACGTTCAAACTCTTGGTCATAAACAGCTTTAAGCAAAGTTACTCTGTCAGGGGCTTTTTTCATAGCGATATAATACGCCAACCCTGCGGCTAGGCAAGGATAAAACCTAAACGGTATCTGCAAGGTGTTCACACCAGAAGTGACATCGTCTATCCGCACAAGTTTTTCAACTACCAAATAATAGGTTTGATCAGGAGTAGGCCAAACTTGCACTGTTGGCGTAATATTACGATTAACCACATATTGCGTAGGCCGAGCCTGTGTTAGCTTATTAGGAATACTCAAATAGTAATCCCTGCTAATACGGTCGATAGTTATGTCAGATTGAGAAGCAGTACCCACCCCAGTTGACGAGCGTATAACAGCGGAAAGAATATCGATATCGTATTCATTAAGATTATACGAATCATCACCCGCACTCAACGTTATACTTTGGGTTTCAATAGTCCACTGATTTAACCCACGGTTTGCCCATTCAGCAAGTAGCAAGTTCAAGCTACGACGTGCAGTTCGCTGATCGTATCCAGTGCGGATTTCTAACCCGCACCGTTCAAACGCTTCTTCGATGTATTCTGCAACGTCTAACTCAAACGTTTTTGTGCCACTTACGGTCATGTATTACCTCATTCCGTAACTACCGTAACCAAAAAATGGTTGCGGCTGCGCGGTGTTTTGCTGACCCTGCTGCATCGGTTGACCCTGCTGCATTGGCATATTATACGGTTTAGGCTGCTGCATCGGTTGCGACTGTGCCATGCTGTTCGCACCCTGCGGCATCTGGGCAGCATATTGCTGCATCGCTTGCTGGGAAAACTGCTGTGGCTGCTGCTGCATCGCTTGCTGCATCGCTTGCTGCATTTCTTGCAGGGAAACCTGACGACCACCAGCTTGAAACGGTTGCCCCTGCGGAATTTGTTGAGCATACTGCGGTTGTTGTTGAGCAAAGTTCCCGAGGGAAGCAATTCCTTGCTGCATCGCTTGCTGTTGCATCGCTTGCAACTGCTGTTGCGAAGGCATACCTAATGGAAAACCTGTGCGCGGAAGTTCCCGAATAGGACTACCCATCATGTTAGGAGGAAGACGCGTGGGGCCACCCCGCACGGGAAAATTTAGACCAAGCTGCTGTGACATCAACTGAGGAGGAAGTCTACGCATTTCAATACACCTTGGTTGGGCGTGAACGAGTTACCATACCACCACCGCGACAAAGAACACCACCACCTTTTTTCATCATCATGGAGTTTTTCTTAACCATGCCACCTTTAGCATACCCCTGTGACATAGTGTTGGCACCCGTCATACGATTTTGCACGTTAAGACCGCCCATCGCTGGATTAGCCCCCGTAGCCGACTTACCGTACTCATTAGGTGAGTAATAGGGTGACGATGTTTCCTGCTGTGGCTTTACTGCGGCAACACTATCAGCAGTCTGCTGCGAAGCACCCCCAGATAAATCTGCGGTGCCGATAGGCGGGGCAGCTACTTCACCACCGTCTGCGTACCTACGCGACTTTGACTTACCTGCCTGTGAAAGAGCGATAGCTATAGCCTGTTTAGGGTTTTTAACTATTGGACCCTTCTTGCTACCCGTATTCAAAGTCCCAGCCTTGAACTCGCGCATCACTTTGCTTATCTTTTCCTGAGACTTCATTTTGTCCTCGCCGCTTTCATGTTGTCAATCAAATTGGGATAAGGGCGACCTGCCTTTTTTGCAGAAGCCTTTGCCGACGCCTTTTTTGAACGAGACAACTTCTTTGGTTTACCCAAAGACTTTGGTCGCGTCTTATCCCAAATTGGCTTTTTCATATCACTTACCACGGCCCTTTGGCTTACCAATAGCAATCATGATCGCCATGCCACGGCCTTTTTTAGCCATGCCACCCTGTTTCATTTTGCCCTCGGACTTTTCCATCTTCATGGATTCCATGCCTTCGTGCTTCATCATGGCCTTTTTAGAGGAATACATTTCCTTGCCACCGTATTCGCTGATCTTGCCAGCCTTTTTCTTGGTAGCCATGCCACCCTTTTTCAGGCCCATTGCCATTGGCATTACCCCGCCTTTTTTAACAAGAGGACGAGTAGGCTTAGGGCCGCTACTGTTGCGAGGGGGATTCTTTACAAGAGGCATATTAAACTTTGGATTAGCTATACGCATGGTAGTCTCCTATCTGTTTTCAACTAAACGATCTATTTTTTCTTCAATCCGATCAAATCTCTTGATGAGTTGGTCTAGATCGTTATGAAGATCTACTCGGGTAACATAGTTTCGGGCTATGTCCTCCCGCGTATTCGCAGTATGGCGGTATAACTCATTTACCCTGCCATTAAGATACACCAAAACCCACGCCGTTGGTATGATGATTATCGTTAAAAGGATGTTCCAAACAAACTCTAATCCAACCATCATGTTAGCATTTCCATCTTTTGCGAGCCTGACGAAGGCGGCTGTTTGGGTCTTTAGCTGCCTCAGGGAACATTTTTGCTTGTCCTGCTGACCTTGCGCAGTAAGATTTACGACGTTTTGCCCGTTTACCAGTAGGGTTATCTTCAGTAACGGCAGTGCTCAGTTTTGATCCAGGATTAGTACGACGGTAGGCTTTAACACCTTTTTCCGTCATGCCAGCACCCTGCTTTGTCGGGCGAAAATTACCAGACTTAACAGATGTCTTGATTCCCATGCCCTTTGCCATCAGGCTGTCCCCGCATCGTTTTTAATTAGAACAAAGATAAACATACTTGAACAAGCGTTATTATTTCCAGTTCCTGTAGCCTGTGCTTCTAATGTAGTCTTTTCCGGGACAGCAACAGGAAACTCAAAAACGTAGTCTGCTACACTGTTATTAACAGTAGTAACGGCAGCAGTGCGACGAATATCATCTGTTCCGCGAGTCATTAAACGACCTGTTACAGGCCCCGTTCCAGAGGCTTGACCAGACGAAAATAACCCCTGAGACAGGTAGGCGGTGTACCCCGCCGGAACTGTAAAACTTCCCGTGATGCGGGAATTATAGTTAAACTGGATGACATCGTAGACGGTTGCCGGGACACCCGCTGTCACAGTGCCAGTACCAAAATAAATAGTTCCGGCAGCAGAAGCCAAAGATCCAGCAGTAGCAACATAGCAGTTATTTATATGCAGATAGGATTTTGTAGTTGTGACAGCAGTTTGACCATTTAGTGTCACAGTTTCTGAAACTACATTATGGTTTGCATCCAGACCCTCAAGATAAACGGTTCTGGCACCAGTTCCGTTGGACGTATCGTCTGCACTACTGGAACTTACAGAAAGTTGAAGAGCAGCGGATGGATAGCCCAAGATCCCGCCATAAGGCCATACTGTTTCAAGATCAGTGTCAACGTCGGCATTATACCCAAAAACAGTGTAACTTTGGTGCCACGGGATTTGACCCCTCGATACCTGAAGTTCAAACGGTTCAAAAGAACCGGTTCTTGTTATGGATGACGGGGGTCGTGTCATGGATCAAATCCTCACCCGAAGTTCTTTGTCATCTCAAGAACAATCGTATATCTGTCTCCGGCAGTGGCTCCAACAGTGGTAAACATAACGTCTCCTGTCTTACCACTACCCGCATTATTGGTTATCCCGCCAAACCTTGAGAATTCGAACGAGACAAATTGGTCCGCACCAATAGTGTAACAAATAACGTCAGTTGTTGCGTCCCAGAGGATGTCAACACCCATGCCAACCGTCATGGCATCCAGTGTAACAATGTTAACTCCGGTGCAAGATTGCCCTTGGAAACCAGACAAAGCAGAAACATCTACCTTGAGTACGGCAGTCTCTCCAGTTCCATCGGAAATATTGGTAAATTTCATGACGGCTGTTCTTGTACCATCAAAAACTACCTGTGAAGTTACTGCATCAGCCATGTGATCTATCCTTTAGATAAGTGGAAGGGGTGCCAGATATTGACACCCCTCAAATCACATTACGGAACGTAGGTGCCGTGCTGGATGTAGCTTACAACCAACCGACCAGTTCCGGACCCCGTGTTTGTCGATGTAACCATGATTTGAATATCGGTCGTACCGACATTGTACCATGTCCCAACTCGGGTTGCGTCTGCACCTGCGGTTGCGTCGATGATGCCGAGCGTACCACCTGCAACTGCCGCAGCCGCTGTAAGTGCTGGTGCCGAGGCCGTCGTGCCAATACCAAGGGTAGAGGCTGCGCCCGTCCAAACAACGCCAACGTAAAGCT